CAGCAATCAAGTGCATTAATAAGTGGTATGATGTGTTTCCTACAATGAAAATTTGTATTGGCAATCACGATGAGCGTGTAGCTAGACTTGCAGCTGATGCGGGTATTCCAGATGTTTATTTAAAGAACTGGAATGAACTGTACGATACACCCAATTGGACTTGGGATTGGGGTCACACTATTGATGATGTATTCTATACTCACGGAACTGGTTGTTCTTCTTTATACCCAGCATTTAATGCTGCTAAAATGAGAGCCATGTCTGTGGTTATGGGTCATACACATAGTGTTGCTGGTATCAACTGGGTTGTTGGTCCTAACACTAGGTTCTTCGGTATGAATGTTGGATCTGGAGTAGATAGAAACCATCTTGCTATGCGTTATGGTTCTAACTATCTTAAGAAACCTGTGCTTAGTTGTGGTGTTGTAAAAGACGGGCATCCTTATTTGGAGCTTATGAATCTATGAAGTTATATGAAGTTAAACTTAGAAAGTTTTCTAACGATCAATACATCTATAATGTAGATGAGATGAAGATTGTATCACCAGATAAACTTATTATTACTATTTGTGATATGTTGAATAAATTTCCAGATGGACAATCATCTGTAGAGATTAGACATATTGAGTGTGACTTATGAATATTCGTGAATATATTATTAAGACCAGCACAAAGAACTTTGATATTAGAATCTGGAGACAGTATCCAGAAGTAGTTACAAAAGAATCAAATAACGATCTTCATACTTTTGTGAAAGATCTATGGGATCTACCAGACATTGACGAAGTAGCTGGAAAGATTCTAGAACTGGACCGAGTTAACGCAGTCGAGGTTGTTCCCAATAATTACAAATTCAATCTCGTTTCTGTTGGTTCCGTTTATTACAAAGATTGGCCTTAATTTTGGGTTGGGGCTATAGATGATTTCTCGTCAGAAAGGAGAAGCAAATGCCAGAAAACAAAGCAACTATTATTGTAGAAGGTAATGAAGTTAAGAATTATTTAATTCGGATTAGAGACTATACACAGAGTCTAGTTTCCGATCTTAATACAAACATTGCAGATCTTGAAGCCAAGATCGAAGCAGCTAATACTACACCAGTAGAAGGAGAATCAATTAATGGCTGATAAAATTCCAGGGTTTGTTACGGAAGTTGTGGATTGTCGTTGGTCAAATCTATCGAAACCTGATGTTGAGTTTGGAGAGGCTTCTGCAAACCACAACATTACGGTAGTCGTAGATGAGCCACTTAATAAGAAGCTTCAAGAAATTCTTAAGAAGAGTGGAGCAAAGAAGATCAACGGTCTAAAGGAAAAGGACGGGGTAACTACTCTTAAGGCTAAGACTAAGAGCCATATTGAGAAGGGTTCGTTTCCCTGTTTTGACTCCCAAGCCAAGCCTAGCGAGGTGGTGGCTATGGGTGGTGACAGGGTGAAGCTACGGCTACAGCCTGTCGTACTGTCTAGGGACAAGAGCCTGAGCCTCTACCTTAACGGGGTTCAGATCGTACATAAGGGTGAGCGTAGCGGTTCATCTAGTGGTGGCTTTACTTCTATTGAGGGTGGGTTTGTTTCTTCACCTTCACCAAGTAAAGATATTCCCACTACGGATGAAGAACTTCCGTTTTGATACGAAGGTTTGATATCCCGCCTGTTGCTGCAAGTAGACCAAGAGTAGGTAAGTGGGGAGCTTACTACTCTGGTCCGTATAAAGACTTCAGAGAACAGGCAAAAGAAAAGATACAGGATATTCTAGGGTCTGAGTTTAAACCGCTACTAGGACCATTGGCAGTCGTGATTGAGGTTTATGTGACTAGACCAAAGACAACTAAATTAGATTATCCTAAACCAGATATAGACAACTACACCAAAGCAGTGCTAGATGTTTTGAATGGAATAATGTGGGAAGACGATTCCCAAATCATCTCTGTGTATGCTACTAAGCAATGGGCAGAGGAAAACGAAGAAGGTTATTTTACAATTGAGGTTAACAATGACAAGCTATAAGCCAGGTATGTATTATGTAATGGGTCGTAAGGATCGCTATAATGGAGTAGGTATTTCAAACGATATTCCCGAACAGCATCTTCCAGAGTATTCAACTGGATACACTGATGCAGAAAATGAGATTGTTTGGAACACCCGTGTTGCAGAAAAGGTTCGTCCTTTCTACAAGACTCCAAAAGATAACGCATAAAAATCCCAGTCAAACGCAACAATCAGCCATCTATGGTAGGAATACTATAGATGGTTTTTTTCTAAGGAGGATATATGCCAAAGTATTACGATGGTTCTGAGACAGATCTTGTTATGTACGAAGATCATATGGGTTGTGATGATGCTGTTTGTGACGCAGCTAGAGTATCTATGAATAAATCAGCCGATCTTTTTACAGTCAATCAAAATGAAAGACTTATTAATTACTTAGCAAAGCACAATCATTGGAGTCCTTTTGCTCATTGCACAATTAAGATGCGATTCAAAGCCCCTATCTTTATTGCTCGACAATTTGTAAAGCATCAAGTTGGTTTTGCTTGGAATGAAATCTCTCGTAGATATGTAAACGAAGAACCGTCTTTCTGGATGCCTATGGATCTAAGGAATAAAGCAGAGAATGTAAAGCAAGGTTCTTCTTCTATGGCGCATCCAGCATCAGATCTTTATAAAATAGATATTGATACTATTACACATAATGCTGCTGAACTTTACAATGAAATGATTACAGCTGGTGTATGTCCCGAACAAGCAAGAATGATTCTACCACAGAACATGATGACAGAATGGATCTGGACAGGAAGTTTATATGCTTGGTCACGAATGTATCAATTACGGTCTGATTCTCATGCCCAGTTTGAAGCAAGAATCTATGCCGAACTTGTATCAAAGATTTGTTCTAAGTATTTCCCGATTAGTTGGAGAGCCTTGAATGAAACTGGACAATAAGTGGGTTCAACTTTCTCAAAAGATTGCAACAAACATTCTTAGAGAGAAAGCACATATTAGTCTTATTATACGCAAAAACGAATTGCTTGCTATTGGAACTAATGAATGGAAGACTCACCCAAAAGCAGTAAAGCTTGGTTATAAATATCCTTGGTTGCATTCAGAACTAGATGCTTATACCAAACTTAAAGACAAAGATTTAGATAAACTTACCCTGATTAATCTTAGGTTTTCTAAGACAGGAAAACTTGGCATGGCTTTACCTTGCAAGTATTGTATGCCTTGGTGCGAACAGATCTTTAATACTATAGTGTACTCAGATGAAAACGGATCAATCAACATTTACAGGTAAACGAAGTCGGTGTCCTAAGTGTGCAAGCGTAGGCGCAGACAACTCAGGAAACAATCTTGCAGAATATAACGATCATTACTATTGCTTTGCTTGCAGCTACAGCAAGCAAAAGAAAGGAACTCAAGTGGAAACAGTAGAGAAAGAAGAGACAGACTTCAAACAACTACGCGGTAGTGTCATTGGTCTTAGTCATAGAATGATTGATGAAAAGACTTGCAGACAGTTTGGTTATGAAACCGTTTCTTACAACGGTAAGGATATTGAGATTGCCAATTACTACAAAGATGGTAAACTAATTGGTCAGCATCTACGGGGACCAGAAAAGAACTTTGCTTGGCGTGGTTCAAGTAAGAATGTGGAACTCTTTGGTCAGCATCTATGGAAAAGCTCTAATGGTAAGCGACTAGTGATTACCGAAGGCGAGATTGACTGCATGACTGTATGCCAATTACTTGGTGGTACATGGCCTGTAGTTAGCGTACCAAACGGAGCGCAGTCAGCCCTTAAAGCTATCAAAGATAACCTAGAGTTTATTAATTCTTATCAAGAAGTTGTTCTATGCTTTGACAACGATGAAGCAGGACAATCAGCGGTTCAACAAATCGCTGGTATCTTACCTCCAGGTCGTTGTAAGATTGCAAAGTTACCTTACAAAGACGCTAATGAATGTCTTATCAAGGCAGCTAGTAAAGCTTTGGTTACAGCTATCTGGGAAGCTCAACTGTATTCACCCGATGAGATTTTACATATCTCACAAGTTATCTCAAACGCAGAAAGCTCTGCTAATATCCGAGTATATCCCTTCCCATTTGATGGTCTATCTGAATTCCTAATTGGTCAACGATCAGGAGAGATTAGTCTATGGGCATCTGGTACAGGTTCTGGTAAGTCTACAATCTTACGAGAACTTATGATGCACCATCTTGATGAGGGTAGGTCTGTTGGTGCTATCATGCTAGAAGAATCTCCAGAAGAAACAATGGATGATATGATTAGCCTTATGCTAAACAAACCAGTACGGGCTATTCGTGCAACACGGATGATGAATGAACTGCGTACAAAGATGGGCAAGCCACCGATTAATATTGCATTTGTAGATGATCTAAGCGATGAAGAGTATTCCGAAGCAAGAAAAAAGCTAGCAGGAACTCACTTCTACATCTACGATCATCTAGGTAACAACGCAATGGCTAATCTACTGGCTCGTATGGAGTACATGGCAGTAAGTCTTAAGGTTGATGTAATTGTACTAGATCATATTACTGCTGCGGCTGCGGGATTGATGGGTATTAATGATAAAGATATTGAAGGTGGTAACTCTGAGCGTATCATTATTGATACACTAATGAAGGAACTACGATCTCTTGCAGTACGAACTGGTGTCCATATTGACATTGTATCCCAGCTAAAGAAGACAGACAAAGCCTACGAAGAGGGTGATCGTATTACCCTACAAGACTTGCGGGGTTCTGGTGCGCTTGCTAGCGTTCCTAATACCGTAATTGCACTAGAGCGTGATCGTCAGAATGCAGATGAAAAGATTGCAAACACAACGCTTGTTAGAATTCTCAAGAATCGTCTAACAGGTAAATCAGGTATTGCAACAGCTCTATTCTACGATTGGAAGTCTGGTAGACTAGAAGAGATTGACTTTGGTATTGGAGATGAGGGACAGGTTGTGTTTGAACCTGTTGCAGATACCAATGCTTGAGCAAGCCATTATGATGCGAATGGCAGCATGGGATATGTATGCTGCTGGTGTTCTTAGTATGGCGTTACATCCTGGTACTACAAGAGACAAACAAAAGCCAATGACTATTCAAGAGGTTGCTAGTATGGCAGATCAGTTATTGGCAGAAAGGGATAAACGGTTCACCAATCCATGCGACTTGTTATTGATATCGAAGCAAACGGACTAAACGAAATCACTCTTGGTTCCAAAGGACAACCAGTAAAGGAAGGCAGTATTATTTGGTGTGTGGTATGTGTGGATATTGATACAGATAAGATGTATTCTTTCACTCCATTTAATCTCAAAGAATGCAAAGCTTTACTAGAAAAAGCTACATTAATTGTCGGGCATAATATTCTATCCTTTGATATTATTATGCTACAGCGCATTCTAGATATATCGTTTAAGTGTGATTACTGGGATACCCTTGTTGTTAGTAAGATTATGTATCCAGATATTAATAACCACCCACTGGGAGATAATAGTCTTGAATCTTGGGGTCGTTACCTTAACAATCCAAAGCAAGACTATACTGGTGGATGGGAAAACTTTAGCGATGAAATGTTACAATACTGTCAACAAGATGTGCGTCTAGGTAAAGAAATCTATCTGCGTCAAAAAATTTGGGTAGAAGAAAAGAAGTATCAGAATATTGTATTGTTTGAACACATGGTATCTAAGATTCTAATGGAACAAACAAACAACGGTTTTAACTTTGATCTTACTAATGGATATGAATTACACCATAAACTACTAATGGAAAAAGTTGGGATTGAAGACCAAATGCGTAAGATCTTTCCAGATAAAATCCATTATCGTAAGTCTGAAAAAACAGGTAAAGATCTAAAACCAAAGATTGAAGTATTTAATCCTGGGTCTAGACAACAGATTGCACAAAGACTAGAAGAAAAATATGGATGGAAAGCACCACTAACAGACAAAGGAAATCCAAAGATTGACGAGTCTGTTTTAGCAGACTTAGAATTCCCAGAAGCAAAAGCTCTTCTGGAATACTTTGCTTGTATTAAGTTAATCGGACAAGTAGAAGACTGGATTACAAGAGCTGAAGCTTCTAGAGATAAGAAGATACATGGTTTTGTAAATGCCCAAGGTGCTGCAACTGGTCGTTGTACACACTCACAACCAAACATTGCCCAAGTATCTGGAGATCATAGGGCTAGAGAACTATGGCTACCAGATACTAATGAGGTTCTGGTTGGTTGCGATCTTAGTGGTTTGGAACTTAGAATGCTTGCACATTACATGCACAAGTATGACAAAGGCGCATATGGTGATATCATCCTAAACGGAGACATTCACATACACAACCAAAAAGCAGCGGGACTTCCAACAAGAAACAACGCAAAGGTTTTTATTTATGGTTTTCTTTATGGTGCGGGAGATGCAAAGATTGGTAAGATTGTAAACGCATCAGCAAAAGAAGGATCTAAACTAAGAGAAAAGTTTCTAAAAGAGATTCCTGCATTGGCTAAGGTACAGCAGGAAGCCAAGTTTCAAGCAGCCAAGTGGGGGGCAGTAGTGCTACCAGACATGCGTATGGTGCCTGTACGCTCCGAACATGCGGCTCTAAACACTTGGCTACAGGGATCGGGGGCAATCGTTAGCAAGTATTGGATGGTCTTGGCAAACAGAAACCTAAAGAAAAAGTTTGGAAATAAAGTAAAACAAATTGCTTATGTTCACGACGAACTTCAGTTTTCTTGTCCTAAAGACATTGCCGAAGAAGTAGGAAAGATTGTTAAAGCCGCAGCTACCGAAGCTGGTGAAAGACTTGAAATTAAAATGCGTATTGACGCTGAGTATAAGATCGGTTCTAATTGGTCGGAAACACACTAAGAAAGGTTACTTATGGATATTAAAACAGGTATTAAAACATCAGAGTTTTGGGTTTCTATTGCTCCTGTGCTAGTTAGTATTGTAGAAAACAGAACAGGAAATGAAGAACTTTCAAAGTATTTTCTAATCTGTGGCACGGTACTAGGTATTATGTATATTGTATCTAGAACTATGGTTAAGCTAAAGTTTGGAATTAAAAGCGAGGAAGAAGTATGACAACAAAAGATATTATTGAACTACTAGAAAACGCTCTTCAATACCCTAAGTCTAGTGAATTTAGTATGGGATGGACAGCAAAAGAAATTCATAGTGCTTGTCTAACACACATTAAAGAACTACAATCAACTATTCAAAAACTAGAAACACAAGTAGATAACTCTACATACCCACATCTTGGGTGGGGCAAGGGTAAAGATGAATAAAACTTATGTAGATCCACCATCTGGTTGGAAGTATGGTTTTCCTAAATTCTATATCAATAGACCAGAAAATTTTAATCAATGGTTGCTTGATAATGGGTATCCCCAAGCAGAAATAAACCAATGGGTTGAACAAATAGTACCGTGTAGAATGTGGATAGAAGAAAGTTTTTGTAATAAAGAAATGTGTACAGAGCATTTTCAATGCGCTAGTGAAGCAGATAATCAAGGACTTTCCGAAATAGAAAAAGAAGAACCAGAATTAATTATTACTTCTCCTTGTGGTGACAAGTATAAATGGAATTATCAAACTAGGAACTGGGATAACGCATGAAATACGAATGCTATATTGGGTTCTATGACATTTCAAAACAACAGGGAGTTTGGGGATCAATTATTAAACTTGTTTCTTTTTCTTCTGTGACCCATATAGCTCCAATTTTAAAGATCAACAACGAATATATTACAGTTGTTCTTCTTAATGGGGGAAAAATGAAAATGTGTAAGCTTTCCAACTTCCACAAACTGGAAGTTAAACTTCTAGATTGTTGCTATGTTGGGGCTATAGACACTAATGTAGGAAAGATATTAGAAGACTGTGACAATTACACGCAGGAGTCTGCGTGGTCCGTCTTTTGGTGGTTCTTTTTTACCCGCTGGTTTACAGACAAATCTCCAAAGGTTTGCACTACTTATACCTGTGATCTTTTTAAACTAAAATACACCGATACCCTAACAAGGGTACTACCAGCTAAACTTTATAGGAGCTTAAAAAATGATTGTAATTATGTTAGGTGGGAAAGCCCGTGTTGGGAAAACAACGGCAGCTAACATCCTTAAAATTATAGCAGAAAACATGGGCATGAAGCCAGTCATTGTTCCTTTTGCTAAAGGTATTAAAGATGAAGCAGCAAAGCTAGGGCTATCCAAGGAAACAAAACCAGATCAATACAGAGCTTTTTGTCAGGATCTTGGTGAACGAAAGCGAAAAGAAAACCCTGATTATTGGGTGGAGTGTTTCAATAAAACATTTGAAAAACTGGCAAAAGAAGAAAACGAAAACTTAGAAAACAACGCAAAGAAATATAAAGAACGAGTCATTATTATAGATGATTGTCGGTATATGAACGAAGTTGCTTATGGTCGTAAAATAGGAGCAAAACAAATTTTTATTGCTCATGGATCTCGACAATTAGAAGATCATAATGGTGAGTGGCGAAACCACGAATCAGAAACAATGGCTAATAAAGTAGAACTAAGTGAAAAAGACTATGACCAACTGTTTGAATTCCGTCTTGTAAACGATGGAAGCATGGACAAATATGTGGAATTGCTTAGTCAACTTTCTTTAATCCTGTTTA